CGACGGCCCAGCGTTTAGGCCAGTTCCTTTCTTTAGGGCTGAGAGCACTCCCGAGTTACCTGTATTTCAAGGTAGGAAAAGGTGGCTACCAAGCTTCCTTTGCCAGCGCTCGGCAGGCACGAACCGTCGTGTCGCTTCTAAACCATATAGGTTCAGTGACTCGTACGATTCTGAAGGGAGACTTAGAGCTCTTAAATCGCAATAAAGCGAAACCTTCCCCTTATGATCTAGGACCACATTAGCGTATCGACCCGGAATGGGTCGGTGGCGCGCTATGCGGTTCCTGAGGAAGGACGTATAGTTCCTAATACAAGGAACACGCGTCAACTCCCTCGGCGCCCTCGAATATGAGACGCCAGATCGAATAGGAGCCAGAACCCTCTGCAACGTAGCCTCCATAGGCTCGACAGCAGGTTCTGCGTCCACAACCCCACTCTCCTCGAAGAGGTTGCCCTCCCCCGGTGTATACCCCATAGGGACTGCCGGTGATAGGGAAAGTGGACTAGCCCCAACCAGTGGTGACCTGCCCTCCTTTGTAAGATCCTTAGATCTACTCAGGGTCTTGGCGATCCAGGCTTTCCCCACTTTGCTGCCTACATCAGGCTTTGCGAAGCGGAAGGAAAGACCGGTCCCAGACAGCAGCTCTCCTTGTGAGAGAGATGCAAGGGTGGTTAACCAGCGGTAGTGGTCATTTATGTGTCCTGTCGAAACAATCGCAGGATACATTGGGTGACCAATCCCACCGTACCCAGGAGGAGCACCAAGCGGCGCGCCCATATTGAATGCGCACGCCCAGTGTTGGGCAAATGGAGAAAATCTCCATAGGCCCCTCCTCTCAGGCACTCCATCTGCGCGGTTACGCATGGCTGCGGTCTCTGGTTGTAAAAACCAGTCGACACTGCCTTTGCTACCGCCAGGAGGTGCTCCCCATATTGCCAGAGAAGTCTGCGGTTCCTGATAGCCATTGTGGCTAGGGACTTCACAGAAAAGAGATCGGCTCTTGTGCCAATAACTCTTTGGGATTGATAACTCAACCCCCTTCCTCCGGCATGAACTGTCATACGCCTGTCGGCGTTGTGCAGTCATATGGGGACACTCAGAGTCATCACCACAGAACCTTCCTAAAGGATCTGTGACTCTGAGTCCGGCCCGCGAACGCTCCCCCTTCTCAAATTTTTGAGCAGGGTATGCGCTGAATGCTTCCTCTAACGAGTGAATGCTAATCAGCATCATAGGTGGAAATGATGTCGGATCACCCATCATCTGACCACCGAGTGTCAACGGACCACTGTCCGAGTCATCCAGACAATCGTACCAGGCTGCCCACAGGGCAATCCCCTCCGAAGGGTTAATGGTTAATTTACCACCCTTTCTCAGAGGATAGGCATTATGCCACCAGGTACGAGGGACAATAGGCGATAAGTCCTTATTGCCCTTACTTCTGACGAGTCTCTTAGAGCCAAACAGAAGTGGGCAGTACTCCCGATACTTTTCAAGTTCGGGGTACAGGGCTATCACCTCCTCATACACAATCCGCGTCAGCCACTCTGGATGCAAATCCGTGGCTGCCGTGGCGTCCTGGCTATACCATGGCCCGGACGATCCTGATAGGTTAACTCCGTCTTCTGCCCCAAGGGCAACGGAGCACCTCGGGTCCCTGATCATAATCTGATCTAGGGCCCTTCTCAGGATTTGTTGAACGAGGTTTGCAGCCGTAAGGCTGCAAGTCGGGTACCTAACCTTCAACCCATGTTCTTCCGCATATATTGGAAGCACAGGAAGATGGTTAAGTCGTTTAAGGGACCAGTGAACGGCAAGGTTGAGATATCTCTGACATTGCTGTCCCTGTTTCGTGCTTTCTGACGTGATGCTGTCTAGCCACGTCTCGTAAGCCGAATAGTCCCCCCGACCACTCTCCATACGGGTCAACCACTGTTCAAGCCCGGCGGCTTGTACCTGGATATCCCCAGGATTCCAGAGTGACCCATGGGAGCCAAGGATGGGGTCCGAGCGGTTCCGTAAATCCCAGTTATAATAACGGGAGAACTGCTTGGTACCCATTCCCTCTTGCTCAAGGAGGAAACCTAATACAATTAGGTCCTTCATGGCCTCTACGTGGCCCCCGAGTTCCCTAGGATACCCGATCGATGCATGAGCACTCGGTTGAGTCCACAGCCTTAAAGGCTTGTTTGACTTCCACCGAGCTAAGTAGCTCTTCATGAACGGTCTCCATGTCGGATCCTCCTCAGGAGGGACACGTAGAAGTCGGGATTGAAGGTCGTCTAACAGACCTGGATCCCGAGGGGGAGGAGGGAGTGCTCTCGATAAAAACGAGAACACCAAGGCTTCACGTTTAGTCAAATGACGAAACAGAAGACCTGCTGGCTTTGGCATCCCAAAGTACCAGCCCCTCGCTTCCCCCGCCCAGAACTTAAGAGTCTTTGCCGCTCGAAACGGACGGCAGACAATATAGTTCCGGAACCGGTTCACCATGCGACAGATGTCGCTTGGAAGAGGCCGACCACTTCGCTGTGTCCGACGCACTTCTTGAAGTGCAAGGACAAAAGCATCGAAGGTGGCTCTCATGAACCGGAGAACCCGCAATCTCTCTTGATAGAGAGCTGCTCGACGTTTGTCAACGTCGCGCGCAACAACCCGAAGAAGATCCTCAGCTTGAAGAGCTAGGTTCTGGACTAGGGATACACGAGGAGGGGGGGTTGACCACGTAAGCTGATACAGCTTCGCACCATAACCCTCGACCCCAAATTCAAGTAGCCTGAACTTACTGCAATTTGCAAGTAGTTCAACTGGCTCTCGAAACAGGGGTCTCACCTTCTCATTCACACTCAACCCCACAACCGATGCGTAAAAGAGTCTCGAGGTCTTAGACCGAGGTGACTCAGCATCTGGTGCTGGGGTCGCTGGTGAAGAATCAGGAGTGGGAAAGGTTTTAACCTTCCTACCTGCTCGCTTCCCGCGCCGAGTTTTCCTTTCCGCCTTGCAGCTTCCTTCCTCTGAGAGAGAGGGATGCGCACTGGCAGGTTCGTACTCAACCTTAGTTGAGAATCGAACTTTTTTCACAGGTGGAACAACCTGTGTTAATTGGGGATCCTTTCCAGGATCCAGGGCCCCCTGAGGGGGGTCCATGAGTCTTTGTCCTATTGTGGATGAAGC